AGGCCCAAAAGATGCGGGACGACTTACGTGAACTCATATCCCATCCAGCGATCCTTGGCCCATCTCATTGGCAGGAGTTTTTGCGCATAGAGGCTGAGATTAGAAAACAGAAGCGTGAGCACGAATTTAGAAGAATGGAAATCAAGCAAACAATAATAGAATGGATAGCTGGGGTCTTTTTGTTTATCCTTGGAGTGGGTGCTCTTGTTGGATTCGTGTGGTTAGCCAATGCTTGATCCCGTTGGAAATTTACCTTTTGCAATACAAGTTGAGAGAAGCCGCGAGAGTATTGAAAACCATCAAGCGCAGCAGCAGGTGCAGGTAGAGCACAACCGTGCTCATAAACTCGCAAAAGCATTAGAGCGACAACAACTTGATTTAATGCTATCATATGATAAGTTCGGTGCATCTAATACTACCCTGCAACCGCAAGGTCAGATTGTAGATATGGAGGTTTGAAATGATAACCCCTGAGTGGCTAGACAAATGGCGCATCTGGCCCCGTCTAATTATAACCCTGTACGGGTTTGCTTTTTATCGCACAACAGAATGGTTTATAAGCCTTGAGGCACCGTCAAATGCGCAGGCTGGAATGGTTTCGGTAATTGTTGGTGCGGGCGCGGGATTTTATGGCATATATGTAAACGGTCAGGCGTCAAAACCTAAAAAGGAAGTTTGTGAAAAATGCGGCAAATAGATATGATCGTAGTACACTGTACTGCAACAAGACCTGAATGGCAGTCCGACCAAACAACAGAAGCAAAAGTTGCAGAGGTTAAAAAATGGCATACGGACAAAGGTTGGTCGGATGTGGGCTATCATTACCTCATTGATCGTAATGGCGTTATCGTTGAGGGGCGTCCTGTAGAACGTGCAGGTGCTCACGCCAAGGGGTATAACGCTACTTCTATAGGTGTTGCAATCTTTGGAGGGCATGGCGGTACTGCGAATGATGAGTTTGAGGAAAACTTTACCGATGCACAAGATCGTTCACTGCGTAGGCTAATTGCTCAGTTGCGGATGGAGTTCCCTAACATTACTCAGATTGTTGGTCACAATGACTTGCCAGATGTTACCAAGGCTTGTCCAACGTTTAGGGTGAATAAATGGATAGCTCAGGACAAGACCCCTCCAAAAGAACCCAGAAAATCCTTAGCCCAATCGAAGACGATCCAAGCATCTCAGGTCACAAAGATTGCTGGACTTGCTACCCCGCTGGTTGGGACATTAGGTGGGCTAGACTGGCAGAAACTCCTGATTTTGGGCGCTCTGTCGATAGTGATTCTAGTCGGAACAGGCGTGATTGATGTTGAACGCACCAAAAAATGGAAACAGGGTGACCGCTAATGTTTATGCTAGCTCGACTTAAATTGTACGCTTATGCTGCAGTGGCTGTTCTTGGTGCCATGCTTATGGTATACTTGAAGGGTGCAGCTAGCGGAGCACAGAAAGTACGCGCAAAAGCTACTAAAAGACGTATTGATGATATGTTGACGGCGAAGGATGTAGAGAATGAAGTTAAACGTTTGGATGATGATGCTCTGCTCAATCGTGCTAATAAGTGGGTGCGAAAGCGTGACGGTTAACGGTTATTGTGATATAGCAAAACCGCATTATTTTGCTGACGCTCATGTGACCGCTTGGCTTCTAAAGAATGATCAACAGTTACTAACCGACACTATTGTGCACAACGAGCAGTATGAAAGATTATGCAGTGGAAAGTAGAGGAGTGCTTGTATGCGCGTAGAAAATAAAGCAAAGACGCTAGAAGATGGCTCAGTAGAGCCTGCTCATGTAATACATCAGGTGTGCGATGCTTGTGGCTATGATTTAGACGAATCCGAACTTGCCGCAGATATGTGTTCTGATTGTGGTGAAGTGTTGAATCTAAAACAACATGTGGCTATAAGTGTAACCACATTCCCTCCAATGTTTGCTGAAACTTCATAGGTGTAAAATGCCTTTCCAGAAACTCCAGTTTAAACCCGGAATAAACGACGAACGTACTAGCTACTCTTCAGGAAATGGTTGGTTCGACGGCGATAAAATACGTTTTAGGCAGGGGTTTCCAGAGAAAATAGGTGGGTGGAACAGAATATCTACTTCTACATTTTTGGGCGTGTGTCGCTCGTTGTGGAACTGGGTAACCCTATCAGGGTTTAACCTTGTGGGAGTAGGTACAAACTTGAAGTTTTACTTAGAGCAAGGGGGCGCGTACAACGACATTACACCGATCCGTGCGACCACAACCAATACTGCTACTTTTGCAGCTACTAACGGTAGCACTACTATAACGGTGACTGATGCTAGTCATGGGGCGTCTATCAATGACTTTGTAACATTTAGCGGTGCAGCCTCTTTGGGTGGTAACATTACTGCGGCAGTCCTAAACGCTGAACACCAAATAACAGCCGTTAATAGTGGAAACGAATATACTATAACCGTGTCTGCTACGGCTAACGCGTCTGACACAGGCAATGGTGGCGGGGCCGTCACTGCAGCTTACCAAATCACTACAGGTCAAGCATCAGTTGTTCCACTTACAGGCTGGGGTGCGGGTACTTGGGGTGGTGGTACGTGGAGTAACGGACTTGCATCTAATGAAGCTATTCGGCTTTGGAGCCAATCTAACTTTGGTGAAGATTTAATATTTGGTGTGCGCGGCGGCAGTATATACTACTGGGATGCTACCAGCGGAGTATCCACTCGCGGTGTATTACTTTCAAGTCTTGGTGGTGCGTCTAACGTACCAACAGTGCATAACTTGCTGCTAGTATCTGATATTAACAGGTTTGTATTTTGTTTCGGCTGCAATAATTTAGGTAGTGCTACGCAAGATCCTATGCTTGTTAGGTGGTCCGACCAAGAGAGCGCAGTTAACTGGACCCCTGCGTCTACAAACCAAGCAGGTGATTTACGACTTTCCCGTGGCACTGAAATTGTAGCCGCAAAACAGGCTCGTCAGGAGGTTCTAGTTTGGTCGGACTCTGCGTTGTATTCTATACAGTATGTTGGAGCACCCGCTGTATGGGGCGCACAGCTTGTTGGTAACAACATATCAATTGCATCTCAGAACAGTGTAGCGTTTGCTAACGGTGTCGCATACTGGATGGGTAAAGATAAGTTCTATAAATACGATGGTCGCACACAACCACTTCGCTGTGATGTTAAGCGTCATATATTTAATAACCTAAATACGTTACAGTACGACCAGTTTTTCGCGGGCACTAGCGAAGCATTCCACGAAATATGGTGGTTTTACTGCTCCACAAACCAAGAACAGATCGACAAATATGTTATCTATAATTACCTAGAAGATACTTGGTATTACGGGTCACTGGGACGCACTGCATGGTTAGACTCAGGGCTACGCAACTTTCCTCTCGCTGCAACTTACACTTACAATCTTGTGAACCATGAAGATGGTATTGACGACAATGAAACAGGGGCAGGCACAGCTATAACGGCAAATATATCGTCTTCCCAGTTTGACCTTAGCGATGGGAGTAGGTTTGCTTTAATCAATCGTGTGCTCCCTGATATGACTTTTGAAGGCTCTACCGCCACATCTCCTGCAGCTACTCTAACCTTGCAACCGTTGGCTAATTCTGGTTCTGGGTTTAACAGCCCATTGTCAGAAAGTGGGAATAGTTCGGGCACTGTAACGCGCAGTGCCACTGCCCCCATAGAGCAATATACAGATCAGCTTTTCATGCGCGTGCGGGGGCGACAAATGGTGTTAAAAATAGAATCCACAGGACAAGGGGTTATGTGGCAGTTAGGTACACCTCGTGTGGATACTAGGCCAGATGGAAGACGATAATGGCAAATGAAATTGACCAAGTTGAACCACCTGCCCTACCGCTGGCACCTGATGGCTATGATAGACCGTTCGTAGATCAGCAAAGTAACGTGTTACGTCTGTTCTTTCGGCGTTTAACTAACATTGTTACTACACTCACATCTACTGAAGACGGCGGTAGGTTTCTCTACATGCCACGGGGGTCTTTTTATAGCACTGTTGACCAAACGGCGGCAATGGCAAGTACGGGGTACGCGGTTACGTTTAATTCTACGCATCACACGGATAGCATAACTCTATCAAACAATAGCAGGATAAATGTTACCCACGCAGGTACATATCAGTTTTCTATAACGCTTCAGATAGAGCATAATAATTCTAGTGAGGCTACGGTAACTGTTTGGGAGAAGCGAAATGGAACTACCGATACACCCTACTCAGGACATCTATTTGATGTAAAAGGTAACGATTACTATGTTGTTAACTGGGTTTTTACACGCGCTTTAGAAGCAGATGACTATATTGAAATCTACTGGACCACTACTGATACGCAGTTAAACTTACACGCAGAAGCCGCATCAGCCCCTCACCCCGGCGTCGCATCTGCTACGGTTGATGTAACATTCGGGACTAACTCATAATGGAACAGTTAGACATACCCACAGTCATATTTAAATCTTTGCAAACGCATTCTAATGCGGCGAAATACACTTCTCGGGATATGGTTAATACATTAAACGTACTTGCAGCGTTAGGTACTCGAAAGAATGTAGTTCTTGATCAATTTCGTAACACAGTATTTCTTACAGCTACCGTAGCACAGGACAAAAACGGATACAAAGTTGCAGAGATGTGGGTGTATCAGTTGGATAAGGGGGCAGATATGGTGGATAATTTGTATTCCTTTCTTGAAAAAATGAAAAAAAGAAAAGTATCTGTCCTAAAATTCGTAACGGATAATACAAAGCTTGTACCGTTTTTTGCTACAATTGGTAAAAAATATCCTATCGAAGTTCGACGAGACGCGAAAACAAATACTTTTTACGGCACTATAAATGTGCAGGAGCCAGAATAATGGGTTGGTTTGGGATTAACATTGATTTAAATCCTTTTGACGATCCGGGTGGTCCGTTAGAAGTCGACCTTGTTGGAACTGTAGAAGACGTTGTTGGAACTGTAGAACATGAGATTTATCATGCAGAAGAAACATTAGGAGACGCTGTTTATAAAGTACAAGACACTGTTCAGCATGAAACTTATTACGCTACTCGGGGTATTGAGCATGAAGTTTATTATGCCACTAGAAACTATGACACAGTAGATCTTAACCCGTTTGACGCGAACGAAGCGCTAGAGATAGACCTTAATGCTACGTTTGATACAATATCTCAAGCGATCCAAGAAGACCCGATTGGCACCATTGGGGCTGTTATTTTAGCGTTTACACCCGGAGCGCAGCCGTGGGCATATGCGTTAGTTTCAGGCGCAAGCGCTGCTGCCCGAGGTAAATCCCCCCAACAAATTGTGGAAGCAATGGCGTTAAGTTATTTCGGCGCTTCAGCGGGGGATGTAGTAGCAAACCAAGCAGAAAAGTATCTGACCGCTGCAGGAATAGATGAAGTTATATCTAGTAGTGCTGAACAAATATTTGGCACTTCTTTATCTAAAGCAATTGGTTCGAGCGCAGGCGATTTTACTAGGACGTTAATTCATACCCAAGGTGATTTTGAAGCCGCTGCTAACTCCTTTTTAACGGGTTCTTTCAACCAAGCTATGGGCCAAAGTCTAGGCATTGTAGACGATTTATTGCCCGATGGTTGGAACTCTTTAAATGAAGGCGTTAAACAAGGTATAGCCGCAGGTATAAACGCAGGAGTTAAAGGGGAGGACGTTACTGAAGCGTCATTGAACGGCCTACTGCGTGGTTATACAGAAGCTGTCATACCATTAGTACAAGAATATGTAGATATGGACTTGATGGACGGGTCTAAAATATCGGAAGAAAATATTACGTTAATAACGGAAGCATTAGGAAATAGTTTTAATGCTGCCTTACAAGGAGCCAGTCCTGAACAAAGAACAGATGCGTTTTTTGCAAAATTTAGAGAAAACGCCGATGAAAAGTTTAGAGAGTATATAAATTCTGCGGATGGGCTAAACATTAATAAAAAACTTGATGATATTTTTGGTAATACTGCAGACACTACTACCGCACTTCAAGCTGTAAAAGCCAAACAATTGCAGATGGACGACGCAAAAGCTAGGTTTGATGCACTAGCAAAACCCGGGTCTGATTTGTATGAAGCTTATATAGCTGCGTATAACGCGTCAGTAGCTGATAATACAAGTAAAGCAAAGTATGACGCGTTTGAAGCCGCAAAAGCAAAATTATTACAGTGGCAATCGGTAAATGAACCTAAGCTCGACGCTATAAAAGCTGAATATGCACAGTATAAAGAAGAAATTGTTCCTTTAGTTGACACGTATAATACCGCCTCACAATTTATGTTGTCAGACTTAGATGAATTTCAGGAAGAGTTTACTCCTGTAAAAGATATTGCAGACGAGATAGCAGCTACTACGTTAAGCCCAGTGCCATTTGATATGGACGCATATAGGGAGCAAAACGGTCTTGGGCCTGACGAGAATGTTTATCAACATTATTTAAATAATAAATTACAAGCTGACACTAATGCTTTTGTGGCTAACATGGGGAATTTTAATAGTGTACTAAATGACCTGTCCAGCGACACATTAGAAGGTGTAACCCTGTCGGAGTTGACTCCAGTTGAGTATCAAAATGTTATACCTAAACTGGCAACACCGGAAGCATCAGATAAACCATATACTGCGGTAGAACAGCTAGCAGCATTAGATGCTATAGTTACTAACTCTGACAAAGAAGAACATAAAAAACTTGCGCAAGAATGGTTTTCAACTACTAAAAACAACTTAGCTAATGTTATAGATAGCGGCCTTAGTGCCGAGCAGTCATTGGCCCTTTCTAATGGCGATTTTCTTAGGAGGGTAGAAAACGCTGCAAATATTGCGATAGATGCAAATAAAAGTGTAGGTACAAATCTTGCGGAGGGCTTACAAAATATTTTTGGGAACGATACTCTTGCTTCAAACATGCTTTTACAGGTCTATAGCACCGCTCTTGGGGAGCAAGCATCAGGTATACCACAGGGGCTTGCAGAGTATGCTGATAAAGTATTAGATATATTTAATCCTAAAAACATTGCCCAAGACTTAGACCCCGCAAACAATCGTTGGCTTCAAGGCGTTGCGGAAAAGTATGGTGGTTCTGCCGAAAACTACGCGGCAGAAATGATGGGGCCTTCTGCAGCAGAAGTATTAGGGATAGAAGATTTTGAAGGCGCTCCCCCTTCTATGTTTTTCCAAGACGCAGTACGTCCCTATGTGCAATTTTCACAACAGATGTCTGAAGATATTGCAAATAGCATGGGGTACACAGGAAAAAAAGCCTTAGAAGATTCTCAGTATACTGGGGATCTAGTGTTTAAGGATTTTTACGGCATTCCTATCCCAGTAGACGTTAAAAATGTTAGTCTTGGAAAAGACCCTAGTTTTTATGGATACACGCTTCACGCTTCTCAAGGTATTGTAGATTTGTACTCAAACGTAGTGCTTGGTGGTCTATTTGGTAAAGCGGGTTTGGCACTTGGTGGTGGGCTAGATTCGGCTGAAGCTACAGGCATGGCTGCAATTGAAATTGAATCGGCAGTATATAATGCTCTGCAGAATGAAGATTATTTAAACGGCGCAGAGTATCAAGACTTTTTAGCCAAGGCTAATGGGGATACAGCACTCGCTAATGCGTTACTTATGCAAGAAGCCAAGTCGCTTATATTTTTAAATGGTATAGTAGACGGTGTTTCAGAGTCAGTTTTAGCTGGGCTAGTTCTTAAACCTGTATCTAAGTACGGAAGTGACGCAATAAAAGCTGGCGTTAAAGAAGGCACAATGCTGTTCTCTGAAGCAGTGGCAGAAGGCTTGGATCAAGGTATAACTAACTACGCGTTAGTGGGTGTAGATATTCCTGACGTGGGGGTAGGTGATAACGTTATAGCTGGCATGATAGGGGGGCCAGTTGAAGCCTCTTCAGTAGCTGCCGTTAGTGGGGGTGTTACAGGGTATCAAAAGCTTGTAAATGCTATAAAATCAGGTGATTTCAGTGGGACTTCATTAGCTGGCCCTACAATGGGCCTATCTATGCTTGTTAGCAGTGTAGCTCCAGATATGTCTATGGCTGATTTTGCGGAGAATGGGGGAGCCGCAATAATAAAAAACGCAATAAAACAAGACCTATATGTAGAAGCAGCTTCGTTTATTGAGTCCTATCCCAACATATTCGATACACCCCCTCTCTCCTCAGATAAAACTTTTATGGATATTAATGACCCACAAGGGGGAGGGGTATTTTCTGAAGAGGACTTAGAAGAAGCTGCAGGGCTGGCAGGTAATTACGTTATTTTTGATGATGGAATACTATCCACGTATACTGGTAATATTAAAACAATGATGGACCAGAATGGTTTAACGGCTGCAGACATTAAAATGGTGGGTGCCGAAGCCCTAAAACAAATAGAAGCTGACAACCCAGATTTGTTTGCACAGCTAACGCCATCGCAAAAAGTGCCAATGGCAGATAGGAAAAAAGCAGAGGCAATAGGTAACTTTTTAGAGAGTGAAATAGGGTTAGACACAAAAGATTCTGCAGGTGTCCTTAATAATATACCTGAATACAGCGCGGTTACTATAACACCCGGTGAAATAACTTATGAGATAGGTAATATCATTCCTGATGGAACGGCGTCTGAAGAGTTAGTCCAAGGAGCTATAGATAACTTATCAGGTGTAAAACTTGACAGTGATGTGGCTACGCTGGTCGCATCTTATGTAGACCCGTACTATTTAGATACTCAAGAAGTTATAAACGCCGCCGCTGCAGAAGGGGTAACACTTACAGAGGAACAAGCCGCTCAATACGTCAGAGAAGTAGAAAATGACGAAGATGCAGCAGCAGAACTAACTACAGAGCTTGACCCACAAGCTACAACGCGTGAAGAAGTAGAGCAGTTTTTTGCAGAACTAGATTACACTCCTACGGAAGAAGAAATAGCTGCGCGAATCGGTGCAACACCAGAAGCAGATCAGAAAGAAGCTATTGCAGCCTATATAAATCCAAGGCAGGTAACTGAAACAGAAGCGCGTAAGTTTTTCGAAGACCAAGGGTACACGCCTACAGACGAAGAAGTCGCCGCTTACGTTGGTCAAGGGGAAGAAGATTTTGAAGGGGCTACAAAAACTAACGTTGGTTCATATGTTGATCCACGTCAAACCACAGAAGCAGAAGTTCGTTCAGCATTTGAAGCTGCAGGGTTTACGCCTACCGATGAGCAGGTTGCACAGTTTGTTGGACAATTAGACCAAGCCGCACAAGAAACAGCGGTTGGACAGTTCGTTGATCCACGTCAAACCACAGAAGCAGAAGTCCGTTCAGCATTTGCTGCACTGGGCTTTACGCCTACCGATGAGCAGGTTGCACAGTTTGTTGGACAATTAGATCAAGCTGCACAGGAAACAGCGGTTGGACAGTTCGTTGATCCACGTCAAACCACAGAAGCAGAAGTTCGTTCAGCATTTGAAGCTGCAGGGTTTACGCCTACCGATGAGCAGGTTGCACAGTTTGTTGGACAATTAGACCAAGCCGCACAAGAAACAGCGG